TGGGAAGCCAACAAAACAAGTGAGCTTGTTTGAAAATATAACCTCCCTGATCGGGGGGCCCCACTTCGTAAGAAGATGGATTTTCAAAGCAGCAACTCTGACTTTGGTCTAAAAGTCCAAAGATTTTACCATCACAAAGTGTGATGGCACCCATCGCCGGGTCAAACGACTTTTATGTCGTATGACAGTTTTACTCAGGTGATCTTTCTCCCAAACAAGAATGTCTGGAAGAGAGAGTCCACTCGCGTGGAATTCCGAATGCTCCTTCCGGGGCATATGGAAGCACTTAAGTAACGCAGCATAACCGTCTAGCCTATCCTGCCTTTTGAGCGGGACAAGCGCAAAGGTTCTGGTTAAGAACTGATGCGTGCGACTGCACCACTTATGTGGTTCAACCGCGTCTTGACGACTATGCCACCCTAGTGAACCAGACTGCTGAGAAACGAGAGGGAGTTTGCTTCCTAAGGCACTCTCCACCAAGTCTTTCAGCCAGGTGCTAGCCGAGTAAAGTCCTTCTAACCACATGTGGTTAGATAGGCTTACAAGGCCGGCAATAACACTAGGACTTTCGGCGATTTGTTGATCTGGCCGATGCTGAAGATACAAGGGTGTAATATCTACTCCCTTATATGCATCAACACCGCAGCTTTCTTTAAAGTTTCCTTCGAGAAAGCTCTTCTTAATGTTGACCTGAAGGCCAACATCTTGAAGCCAGTTCACAACCTGCTGTGCGTATCGCGTGGGTACGATGATATCATCGCCGTACACGCGGATACAACGACTAGCGCGCCTAACATTCCAGTAGCTAGGGGAGAACCCCTGGCTATCCAGAATAGCTGCAATGCAGACTACCGCAAAGCAAATACTCTGGACTGGAAACGTTAAAGCGTTACCCATTCCGGCAAACTTACCCAAGGTTAATGTAGGCTTGGTTGCCTCATCAACAGTGGGCGAACGGCAATCCATCATTCTCTGATGAAAATCAGGGAAACGTCTGAAGACCAATCCTACGAGCTTTTGGCTCATAAGATCAGACGCAGACTTTAGATCGATGGTTGCCCAGTTGTCGAAACGGGAGCCCTCAAGAGCCAACTTTTGATTGTACTCTTGATGGGTTAGTGCGATGCAATTACTTAGGACACGGCACGAGTCTATAGAAGACTTTAGCTGTGAACTTAGCCCCTGCTGGAGAAATTGATTCAGCATGGGCTCAATAGTAATTGTCCGTCTTGAAGTAGAATTTTTCAAGACAGATATAAGCTTCGCACTATCTAGTCGCGGCTTACGTTCAAAGAGATTCGCTTCCTGAAGTAGGACAGAATCTTCTTGACCTCCAGGTACTCGTCCGGCGTGATTAGTTTCTCGCCGTACGTGCCTGTTGCCTGGTCCTCCAATACTTGGAGGACTAGACGCAACGAGGAAGTCAGAGTATCCTGCCCAATCAGGGAGGTGTGAGTCAGTTGTGATAACTCGCTCAAGGTCAGACCATTTCTGGTTTGATCTAAAGCCCTCTTTGACCGCTCCTGGACCGTGTCTGAATGTCGCATAATTAGCTTCCTTTTGGTTGAGGGAGTTGAGAATGTAACAACAGACACGATCAATGTGATGATCATGCCTGTCTGGTATAACAACCTGACTTGCACGCTCGTCACACTGATAAAACTCATTTACCGCCTTTTGATGAAGAGAATCTTCATTCTCGGGCGA